TTGAAGAGCCTGTTGAGCCACCTGTTGAAGAGCCTGTTGAGCCACCTGTTGAAGAGCCTGTTGAGCCACCTGCTGAAGAGCCTGTTGAGCCACCTGCTGAAGAGCCTGTTGAGCCACCTGTTGAAGAGCCTGTTGAAGAGCCTGTTGAAGAGCCTGTTGAAGAGCCTTCTGAAGAGCCTCCAGAGGATGATCCTGTTCAAGACGCTATTGATGACGTAACAGAACCTGTTGAGCCTCCTACTGAAGAACCTTCAGAAGAGCCTACAGATAATAGTGGTCAGCCTGATGAAGAACCTGACGGTGATCCTACTGGTAATCCTGACCCTGATCCTACTGACGTACCTACAGGAGACCCTACCGAAGACCCTTCTGACGTACCTGATGAGGGCGACGGAACAGACGGTAATACTACTGAAGGTACTGAAGGCGATGATGGAGAACCCGGAGAGGGTGATACCGGATCAGGAGGAGGAGGTAGTGGGAACGGTGACGGCGATGGTGACGGAAATAAGTCTTCAGGCGGAGGAGGTGCATTTGGAGGTATGTTAACGCAACCTACCTTTAACTATCAACAGACCCCTTTCGTAAAAGTACCGTACACTACGAAAGATTATGATGCCGAGCTTATGAAAATGATAACAAGACTAGGAAAAGGAAAAGGTTTATTCTCATGACAAGTATATTTCCCACTATGCCTACAAGACTAGACTTAGTTAACGCTGTCTTAAGAAGATTACGAGAGCCTGAAGTAGATTCAGTTGACGAAAATTCTTATAGTAAGCTTATAGGTGATTTAGTTAACGATGCCAAAACATTAGTAGAAACTGCTTGGGATTGGTCTGCTTTGCGTACAACACTAACAGTGACTACTTTAGAGGGTGTGTTTAGTTATACGCTTACTGGTAGTCAGAACAACATTAAAGAGCTTAATGTTATTAATGACACAAGCAACACTTCTATGTCTTACCAAACTCAAAAGTGGTTTGATGAGAAATATTTAATGGAAGACGTGGTGTCAGGGTCTCCTCTTTATTTTACATATAACGGTATCCGAAGTGGTACAGGCGATACTAAGATAGATGTATACCCTAAACCTGACGGAGCCTACACGCTTAGATTTAACTGTGTTATTCGAAAAGACGATTTAAATTTTGATGGGTCTTTTCTGTATATACCTGCTCCTCCTGTAGTTCATCTTGCTGTGGCTTTAGCGGCAAGAGAGCGTGGAGAGACTGGGGGCACTTCTGCTTCTGAGTACTTTACTATAGCTAATAAATACTTATCTGATGCTATTGCTATTGATGCGGCAAAACACCCAGAAGAAGTAATATTCTATACACCTTGAGGTACGTATGGCACAAGAACTTAAAAGTATAAATCTTGTAGCTCCCGGCTTTAAAGGGATTAACACGGAGGACTCTCCGTTAGCTCAAGACCCTTCGTTTGCTGAAGTAGCAGATAACGCTGTGATTGATAAGCGAGGTCGAGTTGCCGCTCGTAAAGGATTGTCTGTAATTACTACTGATAAGACAGTTTTAGGAACAGCAAGCATACAAGCCATAAAAGAATTTAAAGACGATGCGGCTAACACGGTTATTTTTTCTGTTGGTAACAACAAAATAATGACTGGCACTGCTACTCTTGTTGACGCTACGCCCGGAAGTTATACGATTACTGATAACAACTGGAAGATAGTTAACTTTAATGATCATGTTTACTTTTTCCAACGTGGGCATGAGCCTTTAGTCTACGATAATACCTCCGCCGCAGTACAGGCTATGAGTAGTCACACCCACGCTACTGGTGTGTCTAGTACTATGTATGGTAATGAGGTATTAGCGGCGTATGGTAGGTTATGGACTGCTGATTTTGCTACAGATAAATCTACTATCTATTGGTCTGACACACTTATAGGACATGCATGGTCAGGAGGATCTACAGGGTCTATTGATATTACTACTGTATGGCCTGATGGTCGTGATGAAATTGTAGCACTAGCGGCTCATAACGACGCCCTTGTTATTTTTGGTAAGCATAGTATTGTTATTTACTCAGGGGCTACTGATCCCTCCTCTATGGCTTTAAAAGACACTATATCAGGAATAGGTTGTGTTGATAGAGACACTGTACAGTACACCGGCTCAGATGTTCTGTTCTTGTCCCAGACAGGGCTACGTAGCTTTGGTCGGACGATACAAGAAAAATCTATGCCTATTAATAACCTATCGTCAACAATAACAAAAGATATTATATCTCTGCTTTCTCCTTCTACTGAAACATTTACTTCAGTATATCATCCAGAAGAAAGTTTTTATTTATTGACGTTTAGAAATCAAGACGTAACTTTATGTTTTGATGTTAGAGGTGTGGTAGAGAATGGTTCTTATAGAGTAACTCGATGGCCCGGTACTGGGTTTGTTTCGTATGAAAGAAAAGACGATGGAACTTTACTTATTGGTAGTCGTCATGGCATAGGTACTTACTCAGGTAATCAAGACAACGGTAGCTCATATCGGTTTAGGTACTTTAGCCCTGAGTTAACTTTCGGTGATGCGGCAAAGCTTAAGTTTCTTAAAAAGTTAAGACCTACTATTGTTGGTGGTAACGGCGCTAGGTGTTTTTTAAATTGGGCTTACGACTTTAACACTTCTTATTCTTCTCAGTTTATACAATTAAATACTCAGGGAATATCAGAGTTTGGTGTATCAGAGTACCCTGCTTTTTCTGAGTTGTCTGGTCTAGGTATTTCTTCTACATTGATTAACGGGGTATATGATGTAAATAAATACTTAGGTGAGTTTACTTACCTTGATTTAGCTCTGTCTAATGGAGAGCCTTCAACAGGGTCAGGAGGCGGCCCTTTATTGAGTGGAGACAGTTGGTTTAAAACAGATTTACAACTTATTGGTCAGCCTCCTTTTGGAAGACTATGGGTAGAAATAGGTACAGTTAGAACAGATATTTCTACCCTAACACCATCTAGTTCAAGTGAGTTCGCCTCTGGTGAATTAACATCAAGAAAGTCTATTAACGCTAACGGAAGTGGCGGGACTTTAACAATCGGGGTTGAGTCCGACATTGACGGGTTCAAATTATCTTTACAGGAAATAAATGTATTAGCACTAGTAGGTAAAACAATATGAGTAATTACACTAAGACTACTGACTTTGCCGCTAAGGATAGTCTACCTTCTGGTGACGCTGGCAAAATTATTAGAGGAACAGAGTTCGAGACAGAGTTTGATAGCATTTCTGTAGCAGTTGCGACAAAAGCTGATCTTGCTTCACCCACATTTACAGGGACAGTAACAATTCCTGCGATGATCTTTAACGGTACTTTAGGTACTGGAACAATTGATGGAGGTACATACTAATGCCAGACATACCAGATTGGTTAGTAACCGCTTTAGGGGGCGCAGATAATGCGTTGGGGAATGCAGGTGCCTTGGGTTTAGGTGCCGCCGGTCTTGCATTAGCTGAGAAGGGTTATAGCGATCTTGGTGATGTGGGAGAGAGAGCGTTTACTGAGCTTTCTGGTCCCGGAGGATTAGCAGACAGACTATCAGGAATGATGGAGTTCCAGCCTTATACTGTTACTTCGGCGACGGGTGGTCAGTTTGGTATGTCTCAAGACCCTTCTACTGGGGCAATGTCATATAATCTTCAAACATCCCCAGAAGAGCAGGCGTTTCATCAGCAGTTGTTTCAGGACGCTGGTGCTCTGTTTGGTCAGGCGGCTATGTCTCCACAAGAAAGAGAGCAAGAAGTCTTTGATCGAATGATGACTGCTATGTCTCCGCAACAGGAGCGAGAGCGTTTAGCGTTAGAGAATAGACTAGCCGCACAGGGCCGTTTAGGTGTACGAACAGATATGTTTGGTGGTACTCCTGAAGGGTTAGCAATGGCAAAAGCACAAGAAGAAGCACGTAACAGCGCTATCTTAAATGCTATGCAGTTTGCAGGTAATGAGCGAATGCAAACAGCACAGTTAGGTCAGGGTATGTTAGCTAGTAGCTATCTGCCTCAGTCCCAGTTGTTGAATGCTTTACAGCCCGGTATGACAGCGGCAGAGCAACGTCGCCAAGCCCTCGCACAACAAGCAGGAACTTACGGACAGACGTATGCTACAGGTCTTCAGGGTCTTTTAGCGGCGGCTACAGGACAAGCAAACATTGCTGGCGGTGTAGGCGGAAGCATGCTAAGTGGAGCGATGGGTGGCTTATTTGGTAATACCACCACTTAATTGAGGAACTAATAATGGTTAACTTTGCACAAGGGTTTTTACAGGACTTAGCAAACCCTGCTATGGCTAAGAGTTTATTTGGAGCAGGTGCCGCTATTGGTAATTTGCCAAAGCAATACCAACAACAACAACGGTTAGAAGCTTATCGTAAAATGTCTCCTGCACAGCAAATTGAGTACAACATAGCTAATGCCACAACAACAGAAGAGATTCAAAAAGCGCAACAACTTAAAATTAATTTTACGAAACGAGAAGCACAAAAGGCTATAAATAAGCTAGAGGCCTTGCGCGCTACTTCAACAGACCCAGTCCAACAACGGGTACTCGAAGAGAAAATGGCTAATATCGCCGCTAAAGGAGGTTTAGATGCTAAAGGCTATGTTGGGCGTACCGACGCTGAAGAGCTTCGAGCACTACAAAGAACAGCTGTGGAGGATGCCGCAACCGAAAGAGATAGGGGCAAGGCAGAGTTAAGAGTAGCTCGGGCTTATAAACATATGATCCAAAGTGACCAGTCACCTGAAGCTATCGCTATTGCTAAAAAGATATGGGATGACGGTGGTTTTACATCAGTGATTGAATCTATAGACAAAGAGGCTTTAGCGGCGGCTTCTAAAGAGATTGCTCATCAAAATCAACTTGACGCTAGAGCTGATAGAGAAGTCTACTTATCTAATACGTCTCCTGTTACTCAACTAGAAAATGATATTAAGAGTAATAAAAATATAAAACCTTCTGTCAGAAAAGTATTAACAGAAAGAATAGCTAGGCTTAAAAGTTCTTATCCTGATTTTGCAAACAAAGGGACATGGACTACGGCAGGTCGAAGACAACATGATTCTGAGTATAGAGCAATTAGTAATTCTTATTACACTGCATCAGTAGAGGCTAATCGCAGAATAGAAAGAGAAAATGAAAGGATGGCTAGCTTAAGAAACGCCATGGCTAAGATAGCCGCACAGACTGTTAATAAATCTGAGTGGTCTGAGTACACAAACCAAGCAGAGCAGGAGCTTAGAAAAGAAAACGATAGTTACCCTTATACACCTGTAAAGTTAACTGATTTTACTGAACAAGATATAAATCAAAGAGCTATGGAGATAGTAAGAAGAAAGAAACAAGAACAAACTTTGGAGGCGGCGAATGCCGCTCGTTTATACAATAAATTACCACCTTTAACGCTAGAGGAGGTATTAGGCACTAAACCATCTTCTGATAACAACCAATACACACGGGGTCGGTTTACGGTATCAGAGGAGAGTCAGTAATAATGCCTACTTACAAAGTAACGGACCCTACTACTGGACGTACTTTATCGTTAACAGGTGAGTCGCCGCCTACTGAAAAAGAACTTGAAGATATTTTTAGTGAGTATATCGTAGACCCAGAACGTCTACAGCTAGAAAAAGAGTTCCAACAGGCGGAAGAAGAAAGATCTCAAGCGGCTTATAAGTTAGAGGCGGCTGAAGATACTGTTCTCGAAAACTTAGCGGAAGGTATACAGCAAACATCAGCGGCTGGTGTAGGTGCTGTTGCTGACTTAGCTACCTTTGTTGCGTCCCCTCTTACCTACGCATACGAACAAGCAACAGGCCAAGACGTACCTACTGGTCGTGAAGCATTGGCTATGATAGATCCCCGTCTAGACCCTAATCAACGCTTTGTGGAAGAGGATGTCGGTGCTTTTTCTACTCGTCTTGCAGGAGAGATGGCTGTTTTAGGTGGTGGTTTTGCTCAGGTAGCTAGAGATCCTGCAAAATTATCTTCTTCTATTAAAGACATTGCTGGCTTAGGTATGACTAAAACTCCTGTATCGGCGGTAGCTTTAAAAGAAGGCCCAGAGTTTGCGGAAAAGCTCTATAAAAATACTATAGATCTTGACCTTGATTTTAATTTAGAAACCGTTGACGGCGTTAAACAATTTGCAGATGATGCTGGTATTCGTTTTGACGTAGAACAAGCACGTCCAGACTTTGATAGTTTTGAACAATGGAAAAAAATAGATCTTCCTAAGTTTAAAGTAGATCAACAAAAATTAGGTACTAAATGGGACACCGCCGCTAATAATCTTAACAAGGCAATAGAACGTAATCAAAAGGCATTGGAATCTGGTGACGAGGTTAGGGTTCTTAAGTCAGAAACTAACCTATCTAATGCCCAAGCAAAATTAGACAATTTAACAAATCAAATAATAGAGGCTCCTCTTCCTCCTTCTATTATAAAAGGATCAGCAGAGCGTCGCGCCTTTATTAAAAACGAATTAAACCTAGCTGGCGTTTCAGATGACGTTATTAAATCAGTTGTTTTACCTCAACGATACCGTAAGTCTAAGCCTTTTGAAGAGCTTATAGAGTACGACAAAATGGCTATGAGTGGTGTGTATGACATTAACCCATCGGCTGTTGTTAAGTTTATGGACGAGGCCGCCAGACCAGCTTCAGCCGTGGTAACTAAACTTGCTGGTGCTCGTATAGGCGCTCTTTTTTCTTCTTCTTTTGAAACTGCCACACGAAAACAAGAAACTCTATACACAAAATACTTTAACGATAAGGTTAAAAACCATTTGTCAGAGTTAGTTGATTGGGGTAACTCTCCTGTAAACAAAGCTATGTTTCTTGACCTACACCTTGAGCCTGAGAATTTTAAAACTATTATTACTAATGCCTCTGATGAGTTGAGTAGACCATCTTACAATTTGTTTAAACAATTATTAGCTGACTCTAAGGTACACCAAGCTGACGTAAAAAGTATATACACAAAAGATGTTATTCAAGACGAGGTGTATTGGGCTTCTGGTGTTAAGCGCTCATCTCTTAATGACGAAGAAAGTCTAGCTACTACTATTGAAACAGGAACTATTCAGAATGCAGGGGCTAAAGAACGTAAAAGAAAGTTAGCTCAGGAGATGGATTTAGATGAACTTAACGATTACTCTAGTCCTATACTAGAGCAGATTAACCGTATAGCCCAAGAAGGTATGTTAATTGAGCTTTCTAAATCATTCAGGATGCGTCCTAGTATAGGCTTAAATGGGAATAGTAATGACTTTTTCAGGGAAATGCAACGTACTATACAAGATCAAACAGGATCTCCGAAAGTAGCTAATCAGATCTCTCAACTTACAAACAAGACATACGTAGGTGCTAGAACTAATACAAGTAGCTTTGTATCTGCATGGATGAAGCAGGCTTATGGAGGTACACTAGGGCAGTTTGATTCTGCTTTACTTAACTTACACGACCCTGCTATATCGCTAGTTAGAGACGGAGTTAAGCCTACACTTAAAGCTATTCTTGATAGAGAAGGAATGGTAATTCAAGACTATGGTATAGGAGGCTCTAATAAAAATGTAGGAGAGTTTCAATCTGGGTTTGATGAGGGTTTAGATAAAGCTTTTTACGAAAAAGCAGCAGACTTTTATCAAGAATTTAGTTTTAAGTACTCTATATTTAGGTCAGCAGACAGAAAAGGTAAAGGTATTGTTCTTCGTTCTGCGTTTAACGGGATGAGAGAAGCCGCACCTAGTATGCAAAAGTTTAAGGATAAGTATGATACTTATTTTTCTGCGAGAGAACGTGCTTTAATAAGACCTCATTTAATAAAAGGTACTAAAATAGAAAAGATGCCTGAAGGTGTTAGACATATTGTGTTACGCGGAATGTTTACACGGCTAGGAGAACAGCAACTTATTTCTCCTGCTGGTCGAACACTTAAGTACTTAGATAAACCTACAGCAAACTTGCTACGCCCTTTATACGCTTTATCTGGCTTTGCTATTATGCAGGGTGAGCTTCTTAAGCAAGGTATTATTGACAACATATCTAAAGGAAACTACAAAGAGGCTGGTGTTTTTTCAGCTAAATACATGGCTTTCGCCGGTATTGGTTATGGATTGATTGACGAGATACGAGGAATACCTCAGTGGATATTAGGTAATGATGACAAAGAACCTAGTATCGAAGACGTTGTTATAAAGGCGGCTAGTCAGCCTGTACAAGTAGCTACGTTTGGGCGCTTAGGTGATTCATACTCTACTCAGAAATTCCTTGAGTCTCCGGTTGAGTATCTTTTAGAATCTTTAGCACCTCCTACTGGTTTTATAGGTAACCTAAGTAAAGACGTTGCAGATGTTGTTTCAGGTAAAGATACAAATTACGAAACTTTAAAGAGTCTTCCGGGCGGTGAAGAGCTACGTGCTGTATTAAAGGAGGATAAGTAATGGATTTTGAATCGATTCGTTTAAAAAAAATATATAACAAATTTCCTGTTAACATGCGTATCTTCGCTGAGACTGTTGCGGGTGTTGACCGGCCTATAACTGAAGAAGATTTCACACCTCAAGACTTAACGTACCTTCGGAGTATTATAGAAAACACTCAGAAAAAAAACACCGAAATGGAAAACATGCTTGTTGAGCATAGAGACTTAATTTCTGAGATGGGTGTTTATGAGCTAGGCCCAGATAAGAACCTAGTTGATATTACGGATAAAGAAATTTCTGGGTTAAACAAAAAGATACAGTCATATAGAGATACTAGTGATAGAACATCAGTTCAATATACGGATATTAACCGTACAGCAGACCCACGTACAGAGTCCGCTGGTGCGTTAATGGACGACGAGTCTATTGCCCGAACCGTTAAAGATTCTTTTAATGATCCTGCTTACAGGATAAAAACAACATTAGGAAGATTCACAGCGGAGCACCAAGACGACGGGTCTATTATTGTTAAGGACACTTACGATTGGAACGAGCTAGATGTTGAAAAGCCTACTTTTAAAGAGTTTATAGCGGCTGTACCTGAGCTTGCTTCTAATCCACGTAAAGCAGGTAATGCCTTTATGCGTTTAATTAAACCTGATACATCAAGAGAAGTTAGGATACAACTTGATTCTAAGAAAGGAATGCTTACAGAGTAATAAAAAAGGGGCCGAAGCCCCTATCAAGTTACAACTCACAGTTATTGCCGGTGCAGGCTAACTGCTGAGACCCTTCCGTCATGTCAGAGTTCTCAGAGATGTTCCAATCAATCGTCTCTGGGAATTCCTCCTT